ATATAATAATTCTCTTACAAATCTATCTAACCATGCAGGGCCAAGGTCAAGCATTGCTTTAGCGACCGGCATATAAGCGGAAAGCTTGTACAGATCGGTATCTTCCTTCTTGAATGCTGCAGAAAGTTTCTTTAGAATATCATCAGTTAATGCTCCCCACCAAGCTGCCTCTGCTTCACTATTTCTTGTAATCCATTCTGTAACAGCAGTAGTGTTTTTGAAATCAATTTTACTTAATAAAGGATGGTTTTTTCTGAGGTTATCAAATACTCTATCAAAAATAGTGGCTGGCAACATCTTTTCAGTACCTTCAAATCCATCACCATCTATAACTTCGTTATAAAATTCTCTTTCTTCTGCCGTCAGGTCAAACCCGCGTTTTGACATAATTTCTTTATCAAGTTCGCTTAAAATGCCTTCTTTTCTGGCATTTTTGGCTTCTTCTAATATTCTGTTTTCAATACTCTTTGCTAACGCTGTCTGTGCAGCTACAAAAGCTTCACTATTACCTTCTTCAATAGCTTCTTTCATGTCATTTTTAATTTCAAGTTCTTCTTTATTTTTTAAATCTTCATTTTTCACGGCGAATACCTCCTAATTATTTTTAAAAATATTAAAAAGACCAGACTCTTTATTGTCTGGTTTGCTTTTCTTATTCTTTTTAGTTTTATTTTGATATTTTAAGAATAAATTTTCTTTCACACTTCCCTGTGGTTCTTCTTCCTCATCCTCGTCATCCTCAACATCTTCATCTTCCCAAATTTCATCAGCAAGTCCAAAAGTTAGAGCTTCTTTTGCAGTTAACCAGGTTTCCTCAGCTATTAAATCTTTTAGCTCTTCCTCTTCTCCCACAAATTTTTCCATGTAGCTGGCTAAAATAGAATCATCTATTTTTTCAAGATCTTCTGCCATTTTTATCATGTCATCTGCATTACCAATGCACATTCCCCAGGCTTTATGTATCATTTGCATTGAGGACTTAAACATGACTACATGACCAGCTGTAGCAATAAAACTGGCACCAGATCCAGCCAGTCCGTCTATAATTATTTTTACTTCACCTTCATGCTGAACTAACAGGTTTCTAATAGCTATACTTTCAAAAACTTCACCACCTGGAGAATTTACATGAACATCAAGGCTTTTATCTTTTGAAATTCCATTTAATTTATTTTTTACTGCTTTAGCAGAAATATGAGTATCATCATCTTCATTCTCCCATGGGAAAGTTTGTCTGATTCGTCCATAAATAAAAAGTTCTGCAGGACTATCTTCATTTGTCTGATTTTTTACTTCTAATCTAGTTTCGATTTCTGGTAAATTTTCTTTATCCACTGATTCACCTCCTTAATTTAGTCATCTGAATCATATCTTTTTTCTACTTCTTGATAGTTCTTCGTCATCCACCTTGCCTGGCTCCATTCGTTATTAATTGGTTCTTTACCTAATTTTTTCAATGTATCATCAATAGAATAACCACCAATTCTGGTTAACACTTCAAGCGAATTTGCAATATTAGTTATATCAACAGCTTTGATATTACTGGTATCAGCTTTAGTGTATGTATTATTAAGATAATAACTTTTCCCGTATAACTTACGATTAATTTCATCATCTACTGTTTCAGCTATTGGGTTAACGCAAAAGGTTAAGAAGGAATTAATAACTTCTGTCAGGTCCTGGACTTCACTTTTCAATAATTGCGGTGGCACCTGAAATCCCATAGCGACAAAATCAAATATATCATCAATAAAACTCCTTATTTCAGAGTTATCAGCACCTCCTTTTACCCCAATATTGCTCTCTAATTCATCAACTTCTATTCCATTATAGAGAGGAATAACTGCTCCCCCGTCTGCATCAAAGAAATCTTTAAATTTATTTTGAAATAAATCTTTTAGTTTGTTTTGGGCTTCTTCTGTTTCCGGGTAATTAGTTGGTACTTCTACTGTTATTTTCCGGGAATTATTTCTCTTATAATTGTCTTGACTGGCTGCAACAAGTTTTGCATATGATTTGTTTAATCTATCTAAAACTTTTTTGATTTCATCATTGTGTAACTCAAAATGAAATACATCCGGTTCATAGTATTTATTGTTTAAGTCAAAATTATCTATTGTAATATTCTCATACCTATAATCTTTAAAAGCTTTTTTTTCAAGACTGAAAGTATCAGCACAATAAAAATAACCATCCTGCTGGATAACCAGAGCTTCATTATCTCTAATCATTCTACTAATTACATCACGCCAGAATTTAGAAGCTGATTTATTCGGGTTCGGTTCTACGTTTAGCAAGTAATAATTATCTTTTTTGACTTCTTCTCCCTCTTCAAAAGTAATAAATTCAGCCCGGGAGACTGCATTTGCAATTAAATTAGTACAGGCCTGTACTGCTAGTTCCATATAAAAAGTTTCTGCAGCTAAACTACTCAAAACCATGTCAAGCTCTAGAGTGTTGCTAGTTTTATTAAATTGTTCTTTGAACCAGTCCCATATAATCAAATAATCACCTCCTGTAAATACTAATATGTATAAACTTCAAAATCCATAACATTGTTGTTCGGCTCTTGCAATTCTCCATCCTGAGTAAGTGCATGAACTAAGGCAAAAAAACCATCTGTTTTCCGGGTTTTAGGTTCTATTTTCAGATATGTGGTATTACCTTTTTGGTCTGTCTCAGTATATGTATTGTTCACATACCACCGCATAGTTGGGTTGTCCCCAAATACTAAAGTTTCTCCAGCAAATATCTGTTCCACTAAAGGGTGCACCTTAGCATGTGTAGCCGGCCCACTTCTTACAGTTTCCAGAGGCAAACCTTTTTCTTTGAACTCGCTTTCCAATAAACTAGATCTGTAACTATCACAACTAATCATTTTTATATTAAACTTTTTAGCCTTTTCTAAAAACCAATTTGAAATGTCACTTGCTGAAATTACATCTCTATTAATTATCGTTATTAATCCCTTATCCACCATTTCTTTAACTGGAAATTTAATTTGCCTGCTTTCTATTTCCAACGCTTTATGACAAACAAAAGTATGTTCGAGCCAATATCTTTTACCTTTGTATTTGAATAACAGTCCACAACTCGCAAAATCTGTAGTTCGAGCATAGTCAACAGCACCAATACACTCTAAATCTTCCAATTCTTCATAAGGTATCAATTGATTGGTAGCTTTTATTTTCTCCCAAGGGGCCACGACTGTAAAGTTATCTTCCGCCGGGAAGTTCATTCTCTTAGTGAGAAACTCTTGGGCTATATGTGGTTGATATTCCATCTTAACGGCTTCTTTTTTCATTTCCTTATATAATTCAGGGAAATGTTCAATGGAAGGGCAAGCCTTAATCCACATATCCTCATTTGCAGCTTCTTCTTTTTTATCTATTTTGTAGATTAATGGAAGAAAACCAAGCTCATTTATTTCTCTATCAAGAACCCGCTTCGCCATATCTTTATAATCATCCAGAACGCCACCACGAACATAGCCATCTGTAGTAATATAAAAAGTTCTAGCATGTTTCCTTTTGCCAAAACCAGAGGTAAAAACTTTTATATCCTCATAATCTTCAAAAGGATGTATTTCATCAAATATTAAACACCCTGTTCTTTTACCATCTTTAGTTTTAGCATTTGAGGTATTATATTGAATATAAGAATTAGTTTTAAGATTAGTTATTTTTTCTTTAGTCCAGTAATAAAAATGTTTTAGTTTGTCCTCGTGAGATTCAAGGATTCCGTGAACATCAAAAAAGGAGGTTTTGGCTTGGTCTTCATTATTGGCAACAATGTCAACATTGTAACCTTCGACTCCGTGATAATGAGTAGATAAGTAAAATATAAGTGCAGATATAAAGCCATTTTTGCCGTTTCCCCGGCCCATCATAATAAAGAATTCGTCAAAAACTATGTCATCATCAGATTTATAATAAGCATGTATTAATGCAATTATAAAAAGCTCCCAGTCCAGAAGCTTGTAACCAAAGTATTTTTCTATTATTTCAACTGCCTTGTCAATCATATCAGACTTAATAATTACATCAGGATCATCAAGTTTATTTTCTATATAATCCAGGGCCTGTTTTAACTCTTTACAGGCCGGAATTTCTTCTTCTCGAATTTTCTCCATGTAAGTATCAATATATTTGTGGTATTTGTAACCCACTACATCATCACCACCTCCTGACCAGGATTATTGGTTTACATTTCATCCGGGATATTTTTTTTGTCTTCGTGCTTGCTGGGTTTGAGGCCGAGGTGATCAAGTATTTTAAGCATCTGGGTATTGGTTTTGTGTAAGTTGGTCACTGAATCATTTTTACGATAACCGAATTGATTTTCGCCGTTTTGATAACGAATACTGACACCTTTTTCCTCTACATCTTCGATTAATTCATTCTTGATGTCCCAGAGGCTCATGTAATCTTCAACCAAGTCAACAAAGTATTCACCGTGGATCCCATCCTTCTCTAACTGGTCGAGCAAATCTTTTTTTATTTTATCTCTTTTTGGCATCCACCACACCCCCTACACCTCATGTGAAAAAAATTAAAATTTTTGTTTTGTCGTA